AGCATATGCACAACTGTGACCTTGTAAATCTGGAGGATATGCTCCAGAACGGCACTGTTATAAGTGAAACAATGATTGAAAAACCTCACAGTTTCGCAACCGCTTGCACCATTACAACACAAATTATTGCTCAGGTAGCAAGCAATCAGTATGGTGGACAGAGCGTTTCCTTATCGGCTCTTGCGCCTTTTGTTGATATTTCAAGAAAGAAAATACGACAGCAGTTCATAAATGACGGATTAACAGTATCGGATGAAATTATTGAAAACCGTGTCCTTGACGAGATTAAACGTGGTGTTCAGACAATTCAGTATCAGATAGTCACACTTATGACAACAAATGGTCAGTCGCCGTTTGTAACCGTATTTATGTATCTTAACGAAGTACAGGATAAGCAAACAAAACACGATCTTGCACTTATTATTGAAGAGGTACTTAAACAGCGTTATCAGGGAGTTAAGAATGAAGTTGGTGTTTGGATAACACCTGCTTTCCCAAAACTTATTTATGTTCTTGAAGAAGACAATATCCACGAGAATTCACCATATTGGTATCTTACTAAACTTGCTGCAAAGTGTACCGCCAAAAGACTTGTTCCAGATTACATTAGCGAAAAAGTAATGAAGCAGCTTAAAGATGGTCATTGCTTTACAAGTATGGGGTGCAGAAGCTTCCTTTCACCGTGGAAAGATGAAAACGGAAACTATAAATTCTATGGCAGATTTAATAAAGGTGTCGTAACAATTAATCTTGTTGATGTTGCACTTACAGCAAAAAAGAATAGCCCAAATGATATAATGACAGAATTTTGGAAGATATTTGATGAACGTCTGGAGCTTTGCCATAGAGCTTTAATTTGTAGATATGAAAGGCTTAAAGGTACATCATCAGATGTTGCGCCTATTCTTTGGCAGTATGGAGCATTAACAAGACTTAAAAAAGGAGAAGTAATTGATAAATGCCTTACAGGTGGTTATTCAAGCATTTCTCTTGGTTATGCAGGTCTTTGGGAATGTGTTTATGCTTTAACTGGTCATAAACTTACCGAAAAAATAGGTCAGGATATTGGTAAGAACATAATGAAGCATATGAATGATAAGTGCAAGGAATGGGACAGAGAACTTAATCTTGGCTTTTCAATTTATGGCACGCCCTTAGAATCAACTACGTATAAGTTTGCAAAGTGCCTCCAGAAGCGCTTTGGTGTTATAAATGGTGTTACCGATAAGAATTACATAACCAATAGTTATCATATACACGTCACAGAACCTATTGATGCTTTCACAAAGCTTTCTATAGAATCTGAATTTCAGTCTCTTTCAACAGGAGGGGCAATATCTTATGTGGAGACATCTAATTTGGGCAATAATATTGAAGCCGTGCTCGAAGTGATCAAGTTTATCTATGACCATATAATGTATGCTGAACTTAACACAAAATCTGATTATTGTCAGGTGTGCGGATTTGATGGCGAGATACAGATTATTGAAGATAAGAAAACAGGCAAACTTGTATGGGAATGCCCTAATTGTGGTAATAGAGACGAAAAGAAACTTAATGTAGCACGTCGTACTTGCGGTTATATAGGAAGTAATTTTTGGAATCAAGGCAGAACTCAAGAAATAAAGGAAAGAGTTATACATCTTGGTGATGACGAATGAATTACATAAAAATCAGTAAGTGTGATACTGCTAACGGCACAGGCATAGGAGTTGTACTCTGGGTATCGGGGTGCAACTGTCACTGCCACGGCTGTCATAATCCTCAAACTTGGGATTTCAATGTAGGACAATTATTTACAGAAGATACGATGCAGGAACTCCTCGACGCTCTCAATAAACCATACATCTCTCGATTAACTCTTTCCGGGGGACATCCTCTTGAATCACAAAATCTTGAAACTGTTTATCAAATTGTTAAAACGGTTAAAGAAAAATTTCCAAACAAAAAAATCTGGCTCTATACAGGTTATACTTGGGAAGAGATTTTAAATAATGACAGAGAAAACAAAAGAGCCAATACGAACAGCATATCTCCCTTTGATATTGTTAGATGTTGTGATATTCTTGTTGACGGCAAATATGAAAAAGATAAAAGAGATATATCGTTAGCATTTGCCGGTTCAAGCAATCAACGTGTTATTGATATTCAAAAAAGCTTCAAGCAAAACAAGGTAGTCCTTTTCTGTGACTAAAATAATTTCCAAATCCCCTTGACATATTGGATATAATATGCTATTATATAAATAAGTTAAGCAATATTGGAAAGGATTGATGTCATATGCTCGTAGCTCCCAAAGGAGAAATTATCTGGGCGGTATATATATGTAATGGCATGCAAACTCATGCCATTACATCTTCTGCCCTTAGAGATGTTTATTTTTTATGTGAAGTTCAAGGTAATAAATTGGTGAAAACAAAAAAGAAATCGCCAAAACCAATGGAGCTTGAACACTATATTGATTATCTGAAAGGATGAATGAAATGACTTATGTTATTGTTGGTATAGTAACCGTTGCAATATGTATCGGCGCTTTCGTTATCGGATTAAGAGAAGGCAGAATTCAAGGGGAAGGCTGCGCAACGATTGTTATAATTTTTAAACTCAAAGATGTTTTTAATCGTGTGCTGATGCTTGTTCCTGCAGAAAAACATGAGGAACTGTCAACTATCATTAAGGATTTTTACGATGATATACAGGTAACGGTGGATATCGATGATTAAACTACCACAGAAATCAGGCGAAGTAGTGATTGGCAGCTTTGACGAATATTTCAGACCGTATGCTAAAATCAAAATAGGGGACTATTTACTTTATAATCCTGCAATGGATAAGGTAGTGGTTGTTTCAATTAATGATCGTCCTCAATATGCTCTAAAACATATTAGAAAGAAAGGCTTACTTAAAAAGAGCTGCATTGTAACTATTGAAAAATTATGAGGCGCTTAACAAAGAGGTGATATAGTGGATTACAGTGAAATCATTGATGATATTCTTGATAAAGTCTTCGTGGAAACCTTTAGGAATTCACTGAATAATCCACCTCCTTGGTTTAACCAATTCGTCGATTGGCCAGATATAAAGAAGGTAAAAAATAATGAAACAGATAGTACAAACATACTATACCCTTATTTTAACGATAAGAAAAGAAGAACATGAGATTCGACAAAAGCTTGACCAGTATTGTGGTTATGGGGGCAGATGGTACTACACAGAAATGCAGCCTGCCAAAACAGAGCGTATTACATCATATGACGAATTTATTCAAAGATGTTCATATCCTTGTTTCGACTGCATGTTCCCGTGGGAAAAATCAAAATTTGGCGATAAATATTCGGAGTTACCTTTAAAATGGGGTTGGGCGAAGTTTTCCAATAAGAACTTTGTTTCGTGCGAAATAACTACCGAATATCTAAAACATGAAATTTATACTTTGCAGGATTTAATAAAGCGCCTTCCGGCAAATGAGATGATTGAATATCTCAAGGATAACGGATTGAATGTGTGTCCAATAACAAGATAATATTTATGGACTTACTTCCAAGTCTGTGGCAATAAAAAAGGAGAGAAATCATGAAATTTGAAAAAATATCAGCAAGTCAGTTTTTAAAGGATGTTAAGAATTGTGCTCCCGGTCTTACCGAGGAAGCATACATAGCGCTGTACGATCAGTTGAAGCTGCCAAAGCGTGCCACATCAGGCTCCGCAGGCTATGATTTCTATGCTCCATATGCGTTTAAGCTTGAGGCCGGTGAATCAATAAAGATTCCCACCGGCATAAGAGTGCTACTCGATAACGACAAGTTCCTTGCCATTTATCCCAGAAGCGGACTTGGATTCAAGTACCGTCTGCAGCTTGACAACACTTTAGGCATCATCGACAGTGATTACAGCGGTTCGGATAATGAGGGACATATATTTGCCAAGATCACCAACGATACCCACGAAGGTAAAACCGTACTCGTCAAAGCCGGCGAAGCTTTTGCACAGGGTATAATCCAGCAGTATTTTATGATCGAAGACGATGACGCCGACGGTATCAGAAATGGCGGCTTCGGTAGCACTACAAAATGATGAGACTTCTCATCTTCGTTCTGCTTATATTCATTGTAGCTAATATAATCATTCTGATTATTGATTACTACAGGAGAAAAAAGCAAGAAAATAGAAACAATAAACCCGATAAAGGGTTCTTTAATTAAAATCAAAAGGAGTAATGTAAAAATGAATAAGGGAATAATCACAACAGTTGTCCTCGCCATTGTTCTGGTCGTAGGTATCATCGGCTTCGCAGTATGCACCACTAATATTGGTGCAGGCTATGTCGGCTACAAGTATGACCGCACAATTAAAAATGGGGCACCAAATACCATCGAAGGCACATCGGTAATAGACGCTCAGCTTACTGGTCTCGTCTGGATCAATCCTGTAACTCAGGAAGTTCTTAAGTATCCCACCACTATCGTTACCCGTAACTGGACAGGCATTGCCGAAAACGACAGTAAGGAAGACTGGTCTATGACTGTTGGTACCAAGGAAGGTAAGAACATTGAGGCCGACATCTATATTTCAGTGAAGCCCAGAGATATCGGTTCAATTATTAAGAACTTCGGTACCAAGAAGTTCGACAGCATTGTCGATGATGACATCTACGGTCTCGCCAAGGGTAAGCTTTCGGTTATCACTCAGAATTATTCCGTATATGATATCCAGTCTTCTCGCTCTCAGATACAGACCGAAACAGCTGAAATACTCGCCGATACACTTCTTAATACATACGGCGTTGAGCTTGTGCGCTTTGAGATCGGCACACTTTCACTTCCTGCGGACATTCAGACTAAAATTGACGAGAAGACAAATGCAATGAACGAGGTTGAACTTGCTAAGCTTGCAAGAGAGAAGCAGGATGAGACCAATCAGATGATCGTGGATCAGCAGAAGGCAGAATCTGAAAAAGAACTTGTCCGTCGCCAGAATGAAGCTGATGCAGCCGCATATGAGAAGCAGAAGGCGGCCGAGGCTGAACTTATCGTTGCTGAGAACAAGATCAAGGTGGCAGAGGCAGACGTCGAGGTTGCAAGACTTCAGAAGGAAGCAGAACTTGAAAAGCAGAAGTCTTATACTGCCGAATATTTCGAGGATAAGAAGCTCGATGTTCAGATGAAGGCTGTTGAAAAAATCAACCCCAATGTCAAGACAATTATTACCGATGGCAGCGGCAGCGGTTATGCCGGTCTCGTTGGCATTAAGGAAGTTCTTGACGGACTGGACGGGGAATAATAGATTGCTACAGTCCAACAAGGCGGCGAATATGTATAAGCCAAAAGTAATTACACCAAAACAATTATCAGAATATCTGAATTGTTCAATAAATATAGCATATGATCTGTGTCACAGACGGGATTTCCCATCATTTAAGGTCGGAAGAAAAATACTTATAATTGAAGATGAGCTCCATTCATGGATGCTTAAACAAACAACAAAATAATAAGATAAGGGATCACTTCGGTGGTCTCTTATTTTTTTTGCTTAAAAATATAGATATGCAGATATACCAGAACCAGTGGATGAATCAGTCTCAAGATTTGGTAAGGTGATTTGGCAGGTGTGTCTTATCCCAATTATTATTGTTCGTGAAACTTCGACACACCTCTGATGGTGTGTTTTTTGTGTGATGGTGTGTTTTTCAGCAACTGTTTCAAAGTGGTGTGTTTTTCAAAAAGCATATTTTCCCACAGACACACTTTCGACACACCAAGTAACACTTTATATGCTTGAAAGTGGCTATAATACGCAATAAAATGCGCTGATACCAAATGAGTTGAAATCAAATACGTATATTTCAATATATATAGATATTATTAATTGCGATGCTTTCCAGATACCTTTAAAATGGCTATAATGCGTGATTTACAGACTTAACGTGTGTTCTTCACGCAGAAACAAATATACTAATATTAACATATAATGTATTGTTTCACCACCTTTTAACGCCATTTCACACCGTCTTGACACACTTTTAAACACACTTTTTTTCGTATGCCTATTGACACACCTCTACTTTAATGATACAATATACTTATCGAGGTGATGAATATGATTAACGGAACAATTCGAAAAGAGGGCAATATTTTTATCGGACAAATAGCCATTGGAAAATATGAAAGTGGACGTATTAAGTATAAACGTTTCAAAGGCAAAAAGAAGGCTGATGTCGTAAAAAGAATGGAAGAGTTTCAAATTATATTACAGCAGAAAAGTCCAGAAGTTGTTGGAAATTATTTAGACCAATGTTTGCTTCAGTGGGCAAAAAACGTAAAAAAAATAGAAGTCAAGCCTACATCATATAATAGCATTATATATATTATTAAAAAAAATATCAACCCCGCCATTGGTCATTACACCATTGAAGCTCTAACTCCAAGCCTCATTCAAACGGAACTTATAAACAGATTATTCGAAGAGGGAAAATCGTTATCCACTATAAAAAAAGTATATATTTATTTAAAGGCTGGTCTCAAATATTATCTTCCTAAAGGAATGCCCAATCCTTGTGATGATGTTTCTCTTCCATCAAAAGATAAATTTAAACGAAAAACAATTAGATTTTTCAATGACAATGAAATTGCTCTGTTTAAAGAAGCTGCCCCAAAATACAAATACGGGAAAGCGCTCATATTTGCCATGTACACAGGACTTCGTGCAGGCGAATTGATCGGATTAAAATGGAAGAACGTTGACTGGTATAAAAAAAGGATATTTGTAGCATCTAATGTTGTAACGATATATAAATATAACGAAGATGCTGATGATGAAGAGCAGCCTGGTAAATATACTATATTAGAACAAGATTCTGCTAAATCCCGAGATAGATACGTTGATCTTAGTAAGACAGCGATTTCTATTCTTACCGAACTCAAAGCCCAATATTACAATGGCGAGGATAGCTTTGTTATTTCGCCCGAAAACAAACCTTTAGCTGTGCATAATCTTTTTAATAATTATCTTCATATTTGTGCAAGAGCTGGGATTGAAAATCCACAAGGCTTACACACACTTCGCCATACATTTGCATCAATGCTTTTCCGTAAAAAGGTAGATGCAAAAACTGTAAGCGAACTACTTGGTCATTCAAACGTAGCTTTTACTTTAAACACGTACATTCATTTAATCGAAGACCAAAAAAGCGATGCAGTAAATTTAATAGATGACTTGTAAAATGATACTGAAATTTATTTCAATATCTATGGGCGAAAAAATAGGGTAGTAGATTTTATCTACTACCCTTATAATATTTAGATGGGCGGCGTATCCATCATCTCAGGTTCCTATTCAGGAGTGTCGGGAGCCTTTCCGACCTTAAATATCGTCAGATCCATTTATACTTAGGCTTGTCCTCTCCAAACGCCTTCCAACGGATCGTGTCATCGAGTACGATGCCGACAGCACTCAAAAAGTACCACAACACCGAACTGCCGACCGATATCTGTCCCAGAAAATTCAGTGGATATTGGGAATAATCCCAAACGTCCCAGCCAAGTCCAATGTTGACAACGCAGCCTGTGATAAATTCCAGCGTTGTGATTATAGCGCAGCCAATAGCCATTTGCAACACCATCGGTGTGTTCCAGTCCAAGACTTCGTTTATTAGTCCGAGAGCTATGAAACATATACCTCCGAGTATAAACATTGTCCAATGCGACCATCCTCGCCATATGTGTTCAATCGAAACATATATTGTTCCGCCGATAAAAAACAGCGCCAGATATTTTGTGAAAAGTTTAATCATAATTTATCTCTATCGCATCTACAGCTTCAACAGTTTCACAATTCCTTATCTGAACTTCTATTGACTGCTGTTTGCTTACTTTGGGCGCAACATAAGCGGCAATGCTCAGACTCAAAGCAAGTAAGTCGTTATAACTGAACTCCGTACATTCTGCTGTAGTTGCGTTCCACTTCAGAGGATACTCAACACCTATTGCTTTGGCTCTTTCGTAAGATGCTAAATTTCCATTCAGGAGTGACTGCTTTTCCTCGGTGCAGCTGTAATACTTGCCGTCGCTGTGCAAATACGGATGACTTGCCAGCCAGTTTGACAACAATATCTTAGACTGAGCGACCTTGTTTTCTTTATAAACGTTCAGATCTTCCTCTGATATCGCCGTCTGAACTATATCGACCAACACTCCATTTTTTATAACAAAATCATAGTTAGGAGCATAAGCCATTATCTTAGACGCTATCTCAGAGTTATCATCGACAACATAGTCTGCGTCTCCAACCCAGTCGTCGTTTGGATGATCTGAATTGGTGCAGAACCATTTATTTTTGTAGATTATCATACTTATCCCTCCTTATTACTTAAATGCTACATAATGGACTGTTGAACCGAGAAAAGGCGAGTATGAACCACCCTTCAGCGCAAAACAATACACGGAGCTATTGTCTGCTTCTCCGGCAGGAATAGTAAATCCTGTTGATGTCAAATGAGAAGCATTTAATCCCATAACAGCCCAGCCTCCGGTGTTTACTGCTTCACAATAGAGCAGAACAGCAGATGGTTTATAGTTTAGCGTTACGGTTGTCGCTTTGTTGCCGTATAATACAGTACCTGCCGTGTAGTTTTTGGGCATTGTACAGTTAGTCGCCATGCGATAGCCAGTAGAGGGATCTGCGTAAATATTAAAATAAGCATACTTTGAGGTATCACTTGGCTCGTAAATCTGGAATAACAAAGCGTTCAAGGCATCTGTATGCTGAGTTGCTATGTTACACATCGCTGTTCCGTCAGACTTATTAACCCTAAGAGGGAAACCGTAAGCCTTACTATCTCCATCGTTGACAATAAGAGGATACTGAGCATTAGATTTTATTGTACCTGTCATAGTTCCGCCCGCAAGAGGAAGACAATCACTTGCTGTAACATCTGCCCATGTTCCATCACCACGAAGGAAACTGTTCTGTTTGCCCGCAGCGGGACTGGGTACTAAACCGTACTTACCATTTGCAGACTCAGTTGCCGCAGTCATAATGGAATATGTATGGTCATAGTAATAAGGAACTCCTTCAACTATCGGACAAGCTGTAAAACCAGTTGTATTGGTCACTGCTGAAGTGGTCTTTACCATTCCAAAGTCAGACGAACTTGCTATATTATTCCACTTAAGCCTTTCTTCATTGGTAATATGCTTAATAGTGTCATTCTCATGAATTGCTAATAGCTCCGAAGTAATGGTTGTAATAAAAGGTGTATCAATTAAATACGCCTTGCCGTCACCTATTTTGATGTTGGGAACAACGCAGGTATTTCCATCACTGCCAGTAAAAGAGTAGTCAGTGTAAACGTATATAACACCATTTTCGGCAATAAGAGATTTCTGCTTGTCCCACTCTGCAGTCGTGTTTTGGTAAACGGGAAACCCTTCAAACGCACTCGGATCAAGATCATCAATTACTTTAGCTATCTTACCAAATAGCTTTCCAAGTGTTTCTCCTGAAACTAAATTTTCTCTGGCTTCAGGTATTTCGAAGCTGCTTGTTATCTTGACGTTATCGAAAATTCTTTCAGCCATAAGACCACCTTTTACAATGTGCAGTTAAGTACAAGAGTATCTGTCTTGTCAATCTTGTCGTCAAGTGCAGTCTTGATGACCTTGTTCTGTACAGGATTTTCAGAGACGTCGGAGATCTCGCCATCTACCGTTGTATTCTTCAGACCGTTGAGCTTTGTCTCCAACTCAGTTGTAAAAGACGCAGTGGTCGCATCAAGAATATCCTTGTTGGTGTGGGTGTGCTTTGCATCATTAAGACCGGTAAGCTGTTCTGTTACCCAAACCTTGGTCGCATAAGCATCAAGGCTGACTTCAGTAGCAACCCTGCCCATAAATTCCCACTTGTTGTTCTCAGTCCAAACGTACTCGGAAAAACTATCAGTGGTTTCACCTTGGACACCAACAAGATATACGTCTCCTACCTTATTATTGGTAGTAGGCAGCTTAGTAGTATCTTCAACGATGCCCTTAACGGTCATAAGATTTCCAAGAGCGGAAACAGCCTCAGATATAGCGTTGTTGACTTCCTCAGTAGTAGAATACTTTGTGATGTCAATATCCCCACCAGCATAGGGAAGATCAGCATATGTATCTGTACCGTTACCGACCTTGAGCTTGGTCTTGCCGTCAGCAGTAAACTCTACGCAAAGCAAGCCCTTAGATATTACATCAGTTACATCAGCCCACTGCGCTGTAGTCTTGGATACGTGCAGTACCTTTACATTCATCGTAGTCATTTGAATCAATCCTTTCTTATAAAATACCTTGAATTACCTTTATGCTATTTATATCACTGTCTCCGCCGCTAAGACAAATATACGATACCGTTTCAGCATCAAACCTGTATATCAGGTCTTCGTCTGTTGCAATATATAGTATATTCTCTTTACCAACGGCAGGAAATTCAAGGCGTGTATTAAAATACAGCTCCTTATTTACAGTTGTTCCACCAGAACCAGTCTTTACAATACCTTTAACCACCATTGCCATCACCCACATTCTCAATAGTTCCGATCGTATCGATTAGACTAAAAATGCCCGAAGCGTAGGTGTAAGCATCTCCGCTTTCAGGCAAGTAAGTAAAATCAAAATTGTAGTTAAAAGGCTGTAAATGTATGGTGTCCGATGGTTTAAGTATCACAGCAAGAACACCTGCATCATCGTAATCATCAGCAGTCAGCACTTTCTTTAAGTAAATTCTTCCGGTGGCACTGCCTACGCAAAAGAGGACTTTATCGTCTCCTCTAAGCGTAATAGGTTGATCCACATCTGTTATCTTACCGTCCTCGTCAACGTCGATTACAGGAATGGTCTCAATGACTGCGGTGTCTCCACGAGTGAGCCGAATATTAACAATATCCTTGCGAGTAGTAATATCAAACACATCATCACCTACTTTCAATATTTGGAATCATCAGTTAGACATAGAATAAGAAGTATTATTTATGTTGTAAACATTTGCGATGGGATATTTCTTTTATCCTTTTTAGCTAAATGTAATAGTTGTTCCAGCTGGAATAGCAATACAATTAATCGAAGCGTCACCAGAATCAACTTTCATATCAAATCTAAGCAATCCTAAACTTTTTGAATCTTCTATGCCAATGGCACTAACTTGCGTAGGAGTCTGCTCAACTTCATCACTTCCAGTATGTAAGAGGATTCCTTTATCCCCAAAGTCAAGTGACACATTAGATACATCATCAGCAATAGTTATAGGAATTGTTATTGATACCTGTTTCGTTTGAGGGTCATATCTGGCAGTAAACCATTGATATACTGCTGTTGTAACGCTTGTATTTTTTTTATGAACCTTTATACATTCTTCATTTATCTTTTGACTGCTCCAAACCTTATTGGAATTAACAGAAGTATCATCAATTAACGCACCGACCGCCTCTGTATACTGAGCACCAACCTTCTCTGCTTTTATGATAAATGTTAAACAAACAGAGGGTGGCTGGACAGTGTCTGAGTTGCCATAAATTGAATTTGATTTTGAAGCATCAAATGTTATTAAACCAGAATTTGTTGGTGGGTCGTTCGCTAAATTTTGCCGACCTGTACTTTCATATGATGCAAATGCGCCCGATAGTCCAGCTTTTGCATTTGTATCGTGATAAAATGTACCAGTAATGTTCGGAAGTCCAGCGTCTTTACTTGCACCTAAATTACCATTAGCACCCTGAATAAATCTATTTCTCAAATCAGGGAGCCTAAACTTCGTAGTATCTGTAGCTGTGCCGAACTTGTTGCCAATAACAATATATAAATCAGCGTAGTCAGTCTTTGATATCTCCGAGCCATCACAAAGCAAGAAACCTATAGGGAGAGTAGTGGAGGCATAACTGATAATTGTACCAATAGGCACAGAATATGAAGCGTTTTCGATAGTTATATTATTTGCGACTTTCTGGTCGCCTTGATATATTGACATATTGTTTCACTCTCCTTTTTTTATGATTCTGCCCAATCATATATTGATTGAATAGAAAAACTAAGATTATAATGAGCTGTAGAAGTTGTGACTGTAATTGTTGTTCCGTTTATAATGATATTGGAAATGTGAGATGATTTATAATCAATAGATATATAATAACTACCATCATATTGTCCAATACTGCCTTCAGCACAATGAGCGACATTGCCATTACCTACTATATAACATTTAAAATGATATATGCCGTGGGTCAGTCCTAAAGAGGATATATCTAATGTAAAGGTTGTCATTCCTGAAGATGTCGGAGCGTTTTTATATAATATTCCAGTATTTTTCAAAACAACAGTATCATTTATCTTCTTCACAGACCAAGACTTTTTTTCAGATGTAGTAGAACTATCGTCGATTACTAAATCACTGAGTGACACTTCATCATCTTTATCATCAGTAATCACATAAGTAGTATCTGGGTCTTTATTCTCAATAGCATCAAACTCTTCCTTAGTACCATTCCAGAGATTACCGCTTGCTATTTGTTTACCTTTATAAAGGACTTCACCCTCATCAGACTCTGTAAACTTATCAAGAACGATTTTATTATCGTGAGTATGTGCGGAGGTTACTGCTTCGTCCCAGCTCTCAACCTTCTCTTCGCTGATTTTATCGAGAACTGCTTTATTGGTGAAAATAGGGATTTCAGTATCTTCAGGAAGCGCACCCACCTCCGCCGCAGTATAGGTTGGTTTATTTTCAGCTTTCGCCCAAGCGGGAACTGTAGGGTCAGTTTCGGCGTACTCAGTCAAATAGCCTGCATCATTAGTAAACGCAGAAACTACACTTGGAACCGTAGGAAGTTCTGTCTTATTGGCTTTCTCCGCTAATTTTGTATCAACCTCAGACTTCTTGTAATAATCTGACAAATCGACCTGAGTAGTGCCAAGCTCCGCCCAAGCACTGTTTATATACATATACTGCATATAAGCATTAGCATCTTCCTGCTTAATCAGATAAATAACGCTCGTATCAATATCTTCTGTAGGAAGTTGGTCAACTATTTGAGAAGTAAGCTTATTGATATTAGAAATCAGCATATTAACTTCCGTCTGAGTATAAACGTCAGCCTTATTATAATAATGAATAAGATTGTCTACAGTATTCTTAATATATCCTGCATCATTAGTAAACTCTGATACATTTACGGGTACGACAGGAATATCAACTATATTTGCTTTTGTAGCAAGTTCTGCAATAACTTCGTCCTTAGTATAGTAATTATCTACATCAAGAGCAGAGCCGTCTTTGACGACAAAAGATTTTACACCGTCTTTATCAGTAATAGATACAGTGTGTCTGCCTGTAGCTTCTGTAATAGTAACAGTAGGAGAGATGCCATCTACACCATCAGCACCGTTAGTACCGTCCTTGCCGTCTTTACCTGCGGTGCCTGTATAGCCACGTTCACCTCTTATCGTTGTTATTAGACCCGCATCGACAACAGAGCCATCAGAAAAAGTACCTATTAAATGATTAGTTGGGGTAATTTCTAATCCTACAATAGAAATACCATTTGCGCCATCTTTACCGTCCGCAGGAATTGGAAATGTCATAGTCTGAGAAGTTCCGTCTGTAAAGTTGAAAATCAAACTTGTGCCTTGGATTTCAGTGGACTTAACTCCGCTTAAAATGCCATTGATTCTCTTAGAGAGTACGCCATAAGTTACTATATCCATAGTGTCACCTTCCTTTCTTATTGTCGATTATTATATTTCTACCCAGCCCGAACTCGAAAGCATATAAACAGCAAGCCCAGTGCTGTCGATTACCTGCGCTACTGAACCGATTGCAGGGCGGGTTTTGAAGCTCACATCATTGGCAAACTTACCCTTTGCGTCAGACGTGGTTGTAGGGAGATCGGCTATTTCGGTTTTGTCGGTCAAGACATACTCGCTAATGGGGGTATTATAATCGTTGCCGTATTTACTTTTTATACCAGCCATATTATCAATCCTTTCTATAAGATTTTGTGCAAAACGCTGAAAATGAAATGTTTTATCCTAAAAGCTTGACAAAACATTGAAAACGAGGTATATTATTGGTAATGAAATTCATTTTAATGTTAATAATACTAATAAAGGAGAATATTTATGGTTACTACAAACACAAACGAAAAAGAACTGCCTACGGTTCCTGAACCAGATGAGTCATGTGAAATGACTGATTTATCCCAACTTTTAGTGCCATCGGCTCTTTTAAACAAAACAATAGGCGAAATTATAAAAGAACCTAACACTGAATTTTCTTCCAAAAATGGTTCCTTTGTTATTCGTCAAACAAAATCAGACAGTGTTTTTACAGCTACATTCAATACATTTTCCAATGGCGGAGGAGAAATAAAAGCAACTGCCCACCCTTGTCAAAATGAAAAGAAGAGCAATCGACCAATTATTGAAGAAATGATTAAAAGAGGCAAGAGCCAAAAAGATATTGCGCATGAGTTGGGAATGTCACAGTCTTATGTGAGCAAGCTTTTAAAGGATAAGTAATATCAAAAGAGGCTACTATACGCAGTAGCCTCTTATTGTTTTACTTGAAAATAATAGGGAAGCAGCTTCCAAGAACAAAAGCTACAACACCAGTCACTATAGCAGTAACTATAAGTTTGCCAATGTCTTTGAACCATGTGGCTTGAACTTTATCGGGAGCATTCTTTAAGTCAGAAACTTCATTCTTTAATGCTCCCTGTTCTACTTTTATGTCCTTAACATCGGCTTTGATATCAACTATACCTTCTGAGAGATTTTTTATACTCGCAGACATCTCGATCAAGGCGGTATTCTTTTCTTTAAGGTCTCGAATATCAGCCTCCGCTTCGTCCAGACGATGCGAGTTGCTCTTGCTTCTCTCATCAACCTGAGTAAGTGCTGTGAGATAATTCTCATTAAATTCAACAGACATAACCCACCTCATTCCGAGATTTCAGGCTTATAGTCCGTGATCTCCAGTATGTCGTTCATGTTCTTGACCGCATTTTCAATAGCAGCCTCTATTGCATCTGCCGAAAACTTCAGATGATGTTCCTCTGCGATTGCAGTGAGCTTCTCAATTACCCACTTCTTCTTATCCTTGCCAAGATTTGTTCCATTGAAGAGCATTTCCGCAGCCTTTACAAATACGATCGCATACTCATTAAGAGTGTTCCACTGTTCATTGTTCAACTTAGTCTTGATCCAAGGTATTACAATAACAGTAATAATTGTGCCGAGCAGGGCAATAACCAGCTCAATGATAGTTGTAATGTCGATTGTCATAATAAAACTTCCTTTCTGTTACATCTTGAAATAATCACGGAAAGACTTGTATCCAAGCTTCGTGATACTGGGCGCTCCACGTTTGGCTTCGTCGCCATACCACTGAGAAGCCTTGGGTCTCGTATCCACATGGACAGCCCGACTGTTGATATACCCTATACCGTATATTCCACCCATCTCTTCCAGCGTTACGCACACAATCTTAGCGTCGATTATTTTCTTGTTTTTGTCATAGCAGACAATATCCGCTGCTCTTCCGAGAACATGATAGCCCGACCCATTACCACCGACCGCTTTGTCATGCTCCGCAGTCCTGTAACCACTGTTGACTATAATCATCGAGCAGTCCAGTTTTGCATACAGGGCTTCCAGAATTTCAATCAGCTTGTTATGTATTTTGACTTTATCCGAATAGACCTTACTGCCCGATTTACTGGTAAACTCTTTGACCTTGAAATGGTCAGAAATCTTGGTTTCTCCATAAGTTTTCAGCGGATAGGTCGTAATCACATTCTTAGATGTTGGTACTTTAAATGTGATATTATCGGGAACAACATACTTTGACGATTTAACCGTCTCAGTTTTTGTAGCTGTACCCTTACCGGTATAATCCTTATAACAGTAATCCATATCGGTCTTAGAGGAGAAACCGCTCGGTCGTCCGACCCATGAGTACTGATGAATAACATACTTGCCTTTGTAGCTTGTCTTTTCCAGAGGATTTCCGTTGGCGTCTCTTACGTGAGCTACCCAAGTGTCATAGTTCTCTTTAACCCTGTCATCGAAAAATGTGTTCAGGTAACTTACACTGTTGTAGTTGCCAACCTTGTACCCAGCCTGTCCGATAGTGTCCATAAATTCTACAGCCATATCAGACACAAGCTTTTTGGTAGGCGTTATACCGTATGTTCGCTTTACGTAGTTGTAGCTGTCGTTCTCCCAGTCGAAAAACACAGGATAATTTATACTCTTTCTGTAGGGCGATATCGTCTTGAGACAGAACTCTGCTTCCTTTTTCGCATCAGCCACACTTCCTGCATAGCTAAACCAGTATATCCCGATATCAAGTCCGCATTTTATAGCATTTTCAATGTAGGTCTTAAACATCGGATCAACCGTATTAAAGCCAAATCCAGCTCTGATAATCACAAAGTTAACCTCGGTCTTCTTAACTCTGTTCCAGTCAATGTTTCCATTGTGTTTAGAGATATCTGCACCTTTTGCAATCAATTCCATGTAATCACCGCCTGTCATATTCGTCTAAAATATCTTCCACCGACATATCATCGGTGTCATATCGGTTTGAATAGTTTATCTCTTCCGGCTCTTCATCTGTAATTGCTTTGTCCATCTCATCTGTTGGAATGCCCCACTTGCTGCCGGTATAGGCTCTCACGCCGTTAAGCCCCGCATAAAATACAAAGGACACTGCGGAAGTTCCCCACAGTGTCTCAATGATCGTTATGCTAAGTGTTTCTACGGCGTTCTTGTCGAACCACGCCAGAACGTATGAAGCCAACGTGAAGAATAGGCTAACGCAAATACAGCCTATAAGCCATTTCTTAGAAAATTCCATCTTACGCTTTTTCATTATGTACTCACCTTCACCGCAAACTATTAACAATAGACAGCTCGTTGATGATATTGATGTCTTCATCAAAAAACATTGATATCTCATTTATCATCGGATAGTTATTTGCAGACTTGATATAGAATCTATAAGTCGTATAGGCAGTGCTATTATTAACTTCAAATGTTTTACTGAATACTTCTATAAGATTTTCAGAGAAAACATAATTACCCAAATCAGTATAGGAAGAACCATCATTAGACCCTTGCAGAGTAAAGGCTTTTACACAATCGTCATATTGTGTATGAGCCTTATACATAATAAAGCTTTTCAGCACCTTTGCTGTTGGAAATTGTATTTGCAGCCATGTTGGGGTAGTTTTATCATTTGCCAACCAGTAACTACTTGTAGTCGTTGAGCCATCAAAAGCATAATATGGATTGCAGCCTGAGCGATAGCTACCTGCGGAGGCTATTATATCACCCTCATCGGTTGTTGTCGTGTCAGCTGTCATATTTATAGAACTACGAAAATATACCCGTGAAATTCCGACGTAGTAAGATGTTGACTTGATAACTACTTTTGCTTTAGAAATAGACAAGGCGAGATCTGCTAAATCTATGACTACAGTATTATTGGTCACGGTGTCATAAGTGCCTTTTAATTCATCATTTATGTATAATTCAAAAGCGGGGGCGGTATCATATAGTGTCTTATATTCTACGGTATATTTTGATGTGGAAGTTATATTTGCAGTGAAAGAGACAGTTGATTTTTCAACTGTAGCAGATGGTTTATCCCCACTGTCACTATCATCAATATCATCCGCATTGCCATTAACATACCTATATACGTCCCTGTTGTAGTTCTGAGTAATTTCATCAGCGGTTAGCACCTTATCATAAATAGCAGCCCTGTAGTAATAGCTCTGACCGCCAGCGTGTTCATTCTTTCCTCCTGCTTTAACGCCAAGACACGGAAATAACGCATTCGTTATTCTATTTGTGCAGCTTGCTTCAGATAAATAAATTCCATTTATATAGGACTTCAGCGAGCTACCGTCAAATGTCATTGCCACATAGACAATTTCACCTTTAGTATAAGTCGAAGACATATTTTTCCAACCGCCTGAATATGCCTGAAGTGTAATCTTTGTAGAGTTTTCCGCTGTAATACCGAAACCGCCGTAATTGTCACTTGCATAAGTATTGATTATATCACTCTGGTAGCTATCCAAAGAAATAATTCTTACTACAGCTTCTACGGTAAAACTGCTGTAAGTTGACATATCTATCGGTAAGACAATACTGCCACTGGCTATGGCTGGCTTAATGTAGTAATCCGCATCAATGTAGTCCTTAGCTTCAGTATCTCCCATAGAAACTCGATAGGCGCTCTTTTCGTGAACCAAATCAGTCCACAATGAACCATCGGAAACATGTCCGTAAGGGGTGTTCCATCTGCCATCAAAAAAAGCGCTTGCCCCCGATACATAACCTAATTTTTCAGGAGTAACTTTGCTTGAACCTTCCCCGCTACTTCCATATCCTCTTCTTGTAATAAAACAATCAGCCATGTTTACACCACCTTTATAACGAAATTCAAAGCAATAGTAGGCTTTTTCTCATAGCATTTTACTGCCAGTGTATTTTCGGCAGTTGTTGCCTTTGTAATGTATGCCCACTGTTTATTTTCGTTAATTCCAGTTGTAACATCAACTGATGTAATTAAATCCAGAATAGGATATCCGTCCTCGGCTAAACCAGTTACGGTAACAGTCTGAGTGTAAGGAGCAGTGTCAGACCAGCCATCAGCTGTTAACGTTCCCGTCAAATTTACAGCGCTTGACGTTACGGTCGTTATACCTTTCAGGCTGTTGAGCCAAGCAGCCTCATCACCGCTAAAACCCTCTTCGACTGCTATAGCATACGCCGATTTTCCGTCATCTCCATTAGTACCGTTTGTACCATTAGAGATAGTAGCAGTGGTCGTTCCCGAGCCATCAGTCGCAGTTACCGTACAACCTGTTTCAGTCTGTGATACCGACAGCATAGCAGATGTACCGTTAGACACATTGGCAGTAGTGGTTCCGTTAGCATCAGTCACGGTAATAGTAGCTCCCAAGTCGGTCTGCGTAACTTTTGCAGTAGGGGAAACACCATCAGCACCCTTGTCACCCTTTTCACCCTGTTGCCCCGTCAGGGCAGTCCAGTTAGTCTTTTCTGTATCGTCAAATGTAGCACCAGATGTATGTTCTGTTTTACACTGATATATAACCGTTCCATTAACAACTAACATTCCTATTGTATAAGCTGTACTTGCTACCCAGTTAGGAATACTGCTATCGTTAATGCAGGTAATTACACCCTCGGAATTTACAGTAATAGTAGTGCCGTCAACCTTTATTCCACCTAAAACAGCTGTTGTTGCTATAGGAAGAGTGTAAGTATTTGCACCATGAATAGTACCGTCCTCGTCAACAGTTATTGTATTACCATCAGGCTTAACGCCACCAAGCGCAGAAGTAGTCGCTACTGGGAGGGTATAATCGCTGCCCACAGCTACATCGCTCCATGTTAATTTTCCTTCGTTATTCGTACCGAATAACTCAATAACTTGCATATTTGCATGAGCGTGTGATGCGGTCTGAAGCTCCGCAACATTTGCCCTCGTTTCTGTCTCTGCTTTCTGAATATCAGAAATATCTTTCTGCATATCAGATATATTCTGTACCAGTTCGTCCGATAGTGACAGCATGGAACTGTCCGAATTTACATTTACCTTGAAATAGCTGCCGTCTATCGTGCCGAAAGGCTTGTCTGCAATCGAATCCCAACTTGATATCTTGGCGGTAAAACTGTCGAGACCGATACGAGATGTCTTGCCCGAAGCATTAACTATAATATCATCGGAACCCGACAGCGCCGTTACTTTTGGCAGCGCCGTGGTTTTTATATCATTCGCCATTTAATCACCTTCCTTATAGCGAAACATGCTTGTTGTCATCTGTAATAAGATGCTTGTTATCGTTTGTAAGCAGATATGGATCGTGGGGTCCATCAGGCTCAAACATATTGGGATGAGGATAAGGATCGGGATCTTCGGTTATAGGACGAGTAGTCACTTCATCCACCGTGATATAATACCAATCGCTCAGTCCTGAGTCTTCATAGAATGGACTGTACAGCGCCGCAGCAAATCTGTACTTTCCATTCTGCGTAATGGGTATATCCACGATTTTGTATGCGCCGTCATTGCCCCAGTTTAGCTTATATGTGCCCAAAGTGTTTGTACTTTCCCCGACGAAAGAGCCACCCTCGCCGTCATAAATTTTGGCAACACCCAGCCCGATGTCTGCACCTTTGACGTAAAGCCTGATCTTAAAGTTGTAATCATCGTTGATTATCTCATGATTAAATATCACTGGTATAGCCAGCGTCTGCTTGATTCGGTCGTCATCAACTTCATACAGTGGCTTAAACAATGTCAGCTCAATAGTCCAGTTGTTAGAACCATTTGATATCTTATTTATATAGTACAAATTAGTATCGCCGTCAATGGTCGTGTATTCAATAGTCCTGCCAACAGCAAGCGATGGATATCTGAATGCAGCCATGTACCTATCCTGAAGACTTACGGAAATACTCATACGACCATAGCGAGATTTGTAGTTTTCCCAGTTAGCTTTCTTCTGGCAAAGTTCCTCCGTCTGAAGCGTGTCATCAGTAATGACCTGCTTTCTGGGATATAAGCCCATATCAAGATGGTGCTGCTCGCATACCGCATAGATATTGTCCTTGCCGTAAACCTCAGTGATGTTATAAAATCCCGAATCATTATAGCTGATGTTCTCGCTGATAACAATGTCCTTGTAATCACGCCAGTACATAACGAGGTCGCCACGTATAGTGGGCTTCGGTTTAACTCTCAGCGTCCTGTTTTCATCTATCCACAGATTGCCCTTGCTCGCAGGATATGCTATCTCAAGGACTTTATCAAATACATCTTGGACACAAATGTCTGCATCAAACTCAAGGTCGTAGGGGATATCATAAAGCTGCTGACCTTCAACCAAGGCGTATGTTACAGGTACGGGCATTGACTCACTTCTGAGATTAGGCTCTTCATTTGTGTAAGAACCCATAGCGATCTTATAAAACAACTTATTGTCAATGCTTTGCTCCGCAGGAATTTTGTAACAACGGGGGAGCACCACTGTTGTATATTCATGCGTTTTAGGGTCAATAAATGTCTTACCTTCTCGCTCCATCGTAATACCGCCGCCGTATTCCTTCGTGAAGCTTATAGTCATGCCCGACAGATTTATCTGAATAGTTCCTGTAGTGGAATCATACGTGTAACTATCGTCTGTTGGTACGAAATACCCGAAGCTCACTTCCTGCGGATTGCTGCGGTCGTTCTCTACGAAATATTGTTTTGATATCTTGTATAAAAGCGGCTGCCACGTTACAGAACGAGTAGCGTTGCCATCGAACCATTCACGGCTCTTGTTTTCACGGCGCATGAACCAATGCTGGTCGTCCTTATCGACTTTAACAGTAATGCTTGCGGTCTGCCGAGGATTGGACTCGCAGTCGCAGTCATAGCTAAAGTCAAGAACGCTGTCCGAGATATCTCTCAACGGCTGCACCACATAGGGCGTGTAAGTACAGATCTCAACTTTAAGCTTGACCGTTACAGCGTGAGGATACAGGATTTTGGTCAGATATCCCTCATGTATTGGCTGAGCAATATCGTACTTTCCGGCAGGTATGTAGTCACTTACAGCCATTATGTGCCACCTACCTTGGTTCCGCATTTCTGGCAGTAAACCGCTGTCGGGACGGTTATACTGTTGCACTTGGGACAATATTTTACGGAACTGTCAATGAGCGAATAATCATCGTCGAGCTGCTCCCAGTTGAATGATACCTTGCAAGTGTAGCCATCGTCTATAGTGTGTTCTGTTGAAGTCGATACTTCACCGAGAATGCCTACGGGAATTACGAAATTTTCTGAAAGCTGAAGATACTTGATATGGTCATTGTGCAGCCACTTCATAAAACCAACGAGATACACCGTGTTATATATGTAGTTTCCGTTCTCGTCAATACGGTAGTCGAAGTTATAATCCTCGTAACATTCACCGGACTGGTTGTCCGAGAAATTACCCGAGCAGCTGCCGCTAAAATAAAAGCCCTCTCCATTGTGCGTATGGAAAGGGTATTTGTTATATAAGCCCACCTGAGACTCAGTGGGGCGATTATGTTGTATATCCTGAGAGATATCGACTTCGGTATAGTAATATATACCTGTCGAGTCCCATATTTTTATTCCCCATAGGGTTTCTGACATTTTTATTCACCGTCCTTTATTTAAGTTGTTTCTGGTATTATTGATGAATCTCCATACTCTATAACATTTGGTCGATACAACATATTGCCTTCCCATATATTATCTATAGTATGACATTCGTATCCTGTCCAATCAATATTTCCAGTAAATTTAGAAATTTTCGTTTCTTGTTCGTCCCAGTCAGTCTCTATCGTCCATGTTCTATCATGAACATAGCCCCCATCTTTTATTACCGATGAAAATGATGGAGTTCTTTTTATAATTGAAACGTTCTCTTCTGAATAACCATTTTGCAATTCTTTTGCTGGAATTTGAATGACTTTATCGGGCTGATAAGAACCATTCAAATACGAACCAAAATTATATGTAAAGTAATAGACATCACATCCGTCTGGAGCTTCTTTATTTACGGCTGCTATACTTTCATTTGGCACCTGTCCATTATTATATATTGGTTTATGACACGTATGATTATCGGTTCTTTCTTTACGAGAATGAAAATCTTGATCGTATTCTGGAAGCATGGCTACAAGGTTATTTATATTCTCCATTATCGAAACATCCTTTTTTCCTTGAAAAATTTGCATTTCTACAAATGAATTCTCCGCATACGGACGTGGTTTAAACGAATTATATGTTCCCACATATTTTCTCCTTGTTACAGTTAAATTTCCACCTGAGAGAGAGACGTATGGACAATAATTTTCATCGTTGGGGTTATAGATGTTGTAATATTGATATACACACCACGCTGTACCGCCCAAATGTGGTATATAAGACACATAAGAAGATAATGTGTTGTCTATCCAAAAACTACTATCCAGAGAATTGTATTGATAAGCGTCTGCATTACCGTTATTATATACAAAAATAAGATCTTTGGATTGACTATATCCTCTATTGTATTTTAAAGTTCCTATATTAACCAAATTTGAATCAGAGTTATTTGACCAATTAGTGCTTCCATTCGAAACCCGATGATATTGAATATAGTAATCAAAAAATAGACCATCAGATATATATTTAAAGCGTGGAAGAACTTCTATTGCAGTTCCACAATCAACTATTTCATTTGAGATTGGAATAGTGCCTACTTTTTTGTAATGTTCCGCTCCATTAATAATCTTTTTATCTTGTTTTACATCATAATATATGTAATCAAAACCACATTCCAAATAAATGTGTTTTGTTGGGATGTTATAATATTGAATACCAGAAGAATAAGCATTATCGTTACCACGACAATCAGTGATTTCAAAATAGTATTCTGTCTGTGAAAAATTATATCCAGCGCCAGATAATATAATTTGTAATTTATATCTACCTACTGGTATGAGATATGATCCATTGTTTGTTTTAACGGTTGTACTGCTATAACTGTCTATTTTATAACCGCCTCGTGATTTAGACATCTTAGCATTACAATAGATCATGTTTTCTTTTGTACAAGAATTTTCCTTGCTTATGTCGTATATACAGAATATTGGAAATGTGTATTGGAATTCTGATAAACCTGCACCCGGGTTATAATACCTTGAATCTATTCCTTTCCTTGACCCCGTTTCATGAAAAGAATATGAATCAAAGTATCCGATATGTACAGTAACTTCACTTCCAATAGGTCTCTGAACCCAAGGGTGATAAATCCCATAAATACTTTGAGAATTTCTTATTGTGATATAATATTGAAAAAGCCTTCCTAAGAATTGTCTTCGTGTCATACTATCACCTTTTATCCTATATAGAAATTTGAGAAAAACACGTAATTGTCGTAGTTATAAGGATTCGTAATATTTGGATTGTCATAAAAGTATATATTGCTAACATATTCATTCGGTGTTCCTAAATTCGCTATAGATAATCCAATCTTTTTTTGATACTCGGAATGATATTCATTTTTGGCATACGTCTCGGTAATCATACAATTAAATGGATAGCCTGTTACTTCTTCAAACTTTACTTCATTGGGAATTTCAAGTTGTTTTGTATTGCCGCTTGTGCCACCGATCATCAATGCTGCTGCTTCTGAATAATTCATTATCATATCACCTCGGGTATTGTATATTTTAAATTATTATCAAGATCAATTACAGCTGTTACACACTCCAAATGAGTATTTTCGTTTTTTACCTCTATTTTAAAATGCCTATATTTATAAATTTGGTTATATTTATTATCATCATCATACCACCATTTCCAATAGGTCTCTATTATAGTATTTTTATCAAAGATTTTATTTTCACTCTTACTTCCATCTTCGGAATATTCGTAAAAGCTGTAATTATCATATGGACAAAAAACAACACTATATAAGGGAGGATCATCGGTTTTTATATTGGCGTCAGAGTCTTGGCTTTGACAAATCATTATTTTTGTAGCATCTTCAAATGTCATAATTATCCCTCCTGTATGATTTCTATCTTTTCCGCAAAATTATGGCGTTCATTACCACTGCCTTCTGCGGTAATTGTTTGCTTATATTTTATTTTTTTATTTCCACTATCCTGATATAAGCCATAAACTTCATTATCGGATACCTTGACTATTTCAATTAAGTTCTCTTTTGAAAAAATATCATCAATAACCTCTGCATACTTATTCCTATAGTCATGATTCGGCAGATACAGTCTTACCCTCTGACCCACAGTCGTAATATTGCTTTTCTTTGCATCTATCATATAAGCGGCGCCCTCGGTCTGGATTTCCCATTGAACCGTGCCGTCGTTTTTGGTTTGCTGATCTGAAACAAAACCGATGAGGGTTTTGTCAAAATCGGATTTCTTTATAATGGCTTTGGCATTATCGTTAACACCGGTAGTCATAGTCTTTTGAAAATTATCAAGTATTTGCTTACCTTCCTTATTCATAGAAGTCTCCTTTCTTTACATTCTTATTTGGTGCCTCTTAGCTTCGTGCAGCATCAGAGACATATCTGCCCGCCATATTTCAGACGGGCATTTTTTTATTTACTATAGCGTGACTTAACAAACGCTGAGTTCATTGTGTTATTGAGATACTGGAAGTAACCGTTGATCTCGTTTTCACATACGCTGCGGAATTTTTCTACGGTCTTTTCATCGGCACTGCCTTCAATGTTGATCGTACAATTAAACGCAGGCTGAGTGTTGACCTGAACCACATCTGCAGGCTCGATAAGCTGATTTGTCTTGATGTTCGAGTTGATAGGAATATCAGCGCTTCTCGTAAACGCCTGAATTGCCTGGGCAACAATTTTAGCTTCTCCGCCGGTTGCCTCGGTTATAGGAACGATACCCTTTTTGCGAGCCCTTTGCTGCCTCATATAGTCTGCGAAAGAGCCGGTAAACGTTCCGCTTTCAAGCGCCTTTTGATAGTCAGACTTATGCTTATTATGTTCAGCCTTTGTGGTCGCATTGACTTTGTGACCCAGACCCTCAACAGGTTCACCATTGATTGTAACGGGTTTCTTTGTAAGCTTACCTGTCTTGGGATCAGCAACGAGGTTATATCCTCCGACAGTAATGTCCTTAGTTTTATTATTGTCGCTCTTACTATCGGCATTTTGCTTTTCGGCATTGTCGTTAGACTTTTTCATCTCTTCCGTGAGAGCTTCGGTGGCTTGGGTGTTTGCCGTTACAACATCATCTTGAGGTGCGGTGGTATTGCTCGATTTGGTGGTCTCTGCAGCTGTAGAATTACTGCTGTTCAGGTCAAGTCCGATGTTTTTGGCAACCTCTTCCGTAGTACGGTTATTCTCTTCTGCCAATCCATCGACCATTTTTTGGGCATCGGAAGTGGTAAGCGTGTCGTCGGGAACATCTACGCCGGCAGCGGAAGCCTGAGACTGACTGAAAGCCATCTTCTTGTTCAAAGCTTCGAGCGCTGTTGTACCATCGGCGCTGGACAAAAGCTGGGCTATAAAGTCAGGATCAAGATTGTATTGCTGCGCTAAGAGCGCCGTCAGAACCCTTGTCAGATTGTTGATAGGTGTCTCAATTTGCTTGATTTGTTTTTCACGTTCCTCGATCTCGGTCTGGATAGACTCGTCACGGGCTTCTTTTTCTTTTTCAAGGGCGTCGATCTGCTTTTCAATAGCATCTGTTACGGAGTCCTGCTTTGCGTCCTCGTATTCCTTTTTAGCCTGTTTATACTCTTCACTGTCTGCCTGAGCTTCCCAGCCGTGGTTGGTCAGTACGATATACTTTTTAACACTTGCTTTTTGCATCGCAAGATATTTGTCTTGTATGTCGTTTGCCTTTTCACGTTCCTTGTTTTGCTCTTCGAGCTTCTCTTTTTCCTTGTTCAGAGCCTTGATGCGCTTGTCCATCATCTTGTCGTATTCGTCTTGGACATCGTTCAGTGCGTCGATCTCGTCCTGATAAGGCTGAGTCTGCAGCTCGGACATTGCGTCTAAGCCGTCTATCTGTTTCTGAATTTCACTCTTGTAGGCTTCAAGGATGTCTTTTTGTGTCTGCAAATCTTCCTTTGCAAATTCTTTCTTGTCCTTGTAATACTTTTCCCAGAGCTTAGTGTATTCGTCAATATAGTCGTCAGATGAGATAAGTCCGGCTTCAAGCTGATTGTCGAGCTGCTCTTTTTCGTACTCAAATGCCGATGTTACGTAACTCTTCTGTTGTTCAAGCGCATCTTGAAGTGCGCCGGTCAGCTGTTCAGAATTGCCGAGTAGTGCTTCCGAAAGATAAGGAGCCATAGCTGCCAAATCGGTAGCGTCCCATACACCTGTTTCTATACCCTTTTGAATTGATTGAGCAACTGCATCGGGGAGTTCTTGACCTTCAAATACTTCCTTAATATCATCAATAATGCTTGGATCAATTATCTTACCAAAATCAATAGAACTTTGAATTCTGGAGGTAATGTCGCTAAATGCGTCTCCTGCAAGCTTTTCAATTTCACGAAGATTAGCTTCATACTGTTTCTTGCCATCTTCTGTATTGCCAAGCATTGTGCCCGGAGCATAATACTGTTCATTGAGAACAGCAAATTGCTTTTGATATTCAAGGGCACTTATCTGCAGGTCTTCACGAGCATTGTCAATGATAAGTTTTGCGTCATCAAAGTTTTCCTGAAGCCGAGTGAGCTTAGCATTATATATTTCCTCTTCACCACTGTCGATCAGATCTTGAGCTTCTGAATCATTAGATGCTGCTGTATTCTTTAAAGTGGTGACAGCCGCTGCAAAACCTTGGTCATATGTTTCTTGGTTTATTTCACCCGTAGCTAATTGATGTTTGAGATCCTTTACCGTCTTATTGAACTTATTAACAGCATCAGAAGATTTGAACGATTCAATAATGGATTTTAAAATCTCATCTAAGAACGTCAATTCTTCTTTACTATCTTCTATAGCATCTCCTGTGGCATTTATTCCATTTTCAAATTTGCCCATTCGCATAGCGGCTTCTTCAAGTTGTTTTGTTGTATATTTTCCACTCGCTTGCATATCAGAAAGAATCTGAGCAGAGTTTTTTCCTTCACTATTTGCTCCGCCAAACTTTTCTTTAAGGGCTTTAAGTTTTGACTCGAATACTTCTTGAGCAGATGAAAGCTTATCGGTAGTGTTTTTCAGTGCTTTATACGCATTGTCCAGTCCGCTGGTTTTCTTTATCATTTCAGATAGAGTAGCGTTATCCAGATCGTTTAATACTATTTTCCCGTTATTAACACTGAGATACTTCTGCCAATCAGGAACTTGCTGCATAAAATCAAGGGCGGTAGTTGGATCAAGTTCGTTATATGCAGCCATTTGATTACGCATTTCAAGTATTTTACTTGTTATAGTCTCAAATTTATTTGCCGCACTATCAAGTATAGACACCCAGTTCTGAGTAGAGTTTTCCAGTTGTTCGAGCAAGAATTGGTATTGAGCTGTTTCGGCATTTATATCTTTGATTTTATTTTTTCTGTCGTCAATCTTAGCGTTGATTTGCTTATTCTGTTCGATGATCTTTTCATATTTATCAATATTCTCGGTAGCTTGCTTAATACCGACTTCATCGTTTAAAGAAGTATATTTATTAAGCTTACTTTTCCAGGATGCCAGCATTTCCTCGGGATCGTCAGTTGTATATAAATTATTTTGAAGCTCAGCTATTTCTTTTTTGATTTCTGTTTCTTCTTTTTTATTTGTCTTTATTTCATCTGAAATATCTTTTCTTTCGGAAGAAACAAACTTTTCTCTTGCTTCAGCCATTTTATCATAAGCTATAACATATCCATTGGCTGTTTTTTCAACTGAACTTAAAAGATCGGGAGCAAATGAGAGTATTTCATTTACTTCACTGCTATCCATTGTTTCGCCGGTCATCATTTTTGACATAGCCGTATCGAATTTATCAACTTTATCTCTCGTAGTATCCATTTGTTCTACAAGTACAGAGAACGATTTGGTTACAGCGTCAGTGTCGCTGGATGTTGTAGATTCAATAATGCCGAGATCTGCAAATGCCGAAATGATACCATCTATTGTAGTACCGAATGTCTCTTGTGCAACAGTCAAAAAGTCAGTAAGGCCATTTTCAGCATTGCTTAGGTAGGCTTTTGCTTCTACGTCTGTCTTACCGTTAAGTGCTTTAGATATAGTTCCCCATTTTCCATTATTACTAATGCCGGTTGTGATTGCATCACGCAGTTTTTGTTCAGATATGTCTTGGTCAAATACACTAAACATTTCCTTGAAATAATCGGCAACATTCTGATGATTTGCAGCTTCTTCGATGTCTAATATTCCATCTTTTAATTTACTTAGGCTTTCAATTTCCTTATTGATTTCATCAGTATCACCGGAAACAACAGCTTCATTGTAATCATCGATGGCTTGCTGAATTTTGAGATAATAATTGTAGGCATCATCATTTGCGATAATTCGCTCTTTTGCACCACTCTCATAACCTTCTTTGCTTGATTTATAATCTTCAGATTCTGCTAAATCTCGCCTGCGTTCTGAAAGTTTATTTCTCCACTTGGCAGCTTCTTTATCGTTGGCTTCGAAATTATCGTTGATGTACTGAATCAATGAATCATAAATTTCAATCATTTCTTCATATGTAACATCATCAAATGTTGTTATGCCATTTAATAAATTTGTTTGTCCGCCAAGTCTTTCAGCTTCTTGGCGCAACTTTTTCTTTACGTCTGAATTTGTAGAAAATGCTTCTGTAAATCCGGCAAGAGAAAACTTTGAAAGTGCTCCACTTGATGAAAAAATATTCCAACCGGTTTTACTTTTTTGCGCAAGGTATTCCTCAGCAGCTTCTTCTCCTGCGTATCCTCCGTTATTTAATGTTTCCTGAGCTTTAAGCTTTTGGATTTCTCTAAGCTTAGCAATTTCTTCGTCACGCTTACCATTGACCAGATCAATTCCTGCAGCTTCTTCTCCGTAAGTGTTATATAAATCATTCTGAATTTCCAGAAGATCTTTTTTCTTATCATAAGCTTCTGAATCGGTTAAAGTCCCAGACTCTATAGCATCTTTGAGTTCTTTGATTTTATCTATATTATCATTGATAGAATCATTCTCAGTATTAAAAGCATCAGCAAGTTCGTTTGCCTTTTTAATTGCGTCTTTCTCAGAATTTATCCACGCAGCAAGCGCAGAAATTCCCGCCTGAACAATCAAACTGATTCCAAACGATAGAGCAATATTTGCAGCTGTCATAGCCGCTGCCTCTACTGTTTTGGCGGCAGCGGTAGCACGAGCCTGATGTTCATAGATTTTACCGGACTTGGCACCGAGTGTTTGTTTTTGCGCAAAATCTGCTATGCCGGTATTTACAGTTCGTATAGAATTATCAAACTCACGATATGCTTTCTGGGCACTCTCAACGGTTTTTGTGTTATCTTCTACAGCCTTCTTAGCCTGTTCGTAGGCATTGTCATCGAGAGACGGCTTAAACAGTCCCAGATTATTTTTTGATTCTTCCAAAACTGCCTGTGCATCGTCTATTTTACCCTTAAGCTCAATATAGCGGTCAAATATCTTTTGAATATTGGTATTGTTCTGAGCATAATCAATATAGGTAGAGCCAATATATTTTTGATATCCTTCTTCGGAAACTGTCCTGTTGCCGGCAACGCATGTTGCAAGATAAGCACCCATAGTATCTTTTGCTTCTGTTGTACCTTCAGCAATGCTTTTCCAGTATTTATATGC